CTTTATACTATTTAACTTCTTTAAAATTTTCATTTTGGCATTTACTATATGCCCCATGAATTCTGTGACTGCAACCAAGTTTCTTGTGTGTTTTCTTAATTCTTTGTAATAAACATCTTTTCTTTTATTCCATTCATCTTTTGATTTTTGTGTTTTCTTGGTTGCAGTAATCTTTTCAAATGCATCGTTTACGAACTTGAAGTATTCAGAAACTTGCATATTACCACCCCTAAATGGTTTCTGAATTCTTATCAAGAAATTCTGATATGTTTTCCATTGTGCAGAAGCTGGTAATGTGTTTTGTAAAGGATTCCATTCCTTCATTTTTGTTGAATTTATTTTTTTAAATGCTTTACCAGCTTCTGACAAATCTTGTGTTACCTTTGTTGTTTCTGCAGCGGTCATCTTTGCACTTCCAGAAACATCTTTATAGCTTGCATCTGTATGCCATACGGATGAAGTAATCTTTAGTGGTTGATCCATTCCAAAAGAAGCGGTCATACCTTCTAAAGTGTCTCCTGTATAAGTTGTATGCCACACAATACCAATCTTTGACTTAGAAATTCTTTTACCTATATCTGAATCTTTCGGTACTGCATACATTATTGTATTTGGTTGAAAAGTCCAATGGTCTTTAACAGATGACTCTAATGTTGATTTAGTATATAGTAAATCTCCTTGTATTACATTCTTTATTCCTAACTTGGAAAACTCACTCAAGGCTACTTTGAACTTATCACCTAAATCTCCTGACAAATCTATATCAGATTCTTTCTTGTAAAGAATAGGATTCTTATTGAATACTGATTTCTTCGCAACAAAAAACTGACCATCTGAAGGGTCTGTTCCTGCAAATATTGCAGGAGCTCCATCCCATTTTGTACTGACATTAACCGCAGACTTTGCATCTCCTGCAAGCATATCCCTTAGAGACTGTACAAAATTGATTGCGGCTCTACCACCATTGATACCATTGTTTAGTATTTCATCCTCAATATGCTCTAGATGTAAATTCTTTCCTGCGGCCTCTGTAAGATATTCTTGAAATCTAATCATATTAATTTAATATCCACATTAACATCATGTTCTATATGAAAATAATCCATAATTGATTGAAAACCACCTCTAACAACATCCTTAACTTTTTCTATAATTTTTTTAATATTTTCTACTAATTTATTCCAAATTGTAGATAAACCAGATTTTAATTTATCCCAAGCTTTTACTATCCCATCAGTAAATTTATTTTCTAAAATATAACCTTCATTTAATTTAATTTGTAAATCTTTAACTTCTTTTTGATAATTTTCCTGTAATGCATCTGCATCATCAAATGCAGTATCTACCCCTAATCTTACTGTTTGATAAAAACCATATCCTGCTTTTTTTCCAGCAACAGAATATGAATTACTTTTCATTGAAACTGTAAATTTCATCTTCTTTGCTACTTGTCCAACTAATGATGATGATGGATTTTTAACATCTTCATATTTAACTCTTGAGAGACTATCATCAACCATTAGCATACTGTCAGCATAACCTATAGAATCGCCTGGATCATTAAAAGTTTTTCCAGCAAACTTTTCCCATCCTGTCATTGCTTCATATGCAAATGATCTTTGAAATGTAGGATTTTTCATTGCCTTTTCCATAACTATTTTTACTTGGTTAGCTGCAATCTGTGCATCTTCATATATTTGTCGTGCTTTTTGATTCATTTCGGATTTTAACTCATCAGGCTTCATTTTAGATAATTCTGTGGTATTTACTCCTTCTGTTTTAGTTCTAGTTGCAAACTTATCAACAATTTCAAGGATACCATCTTGTAAATCTTTATTTAAATTTGATTCTGCAAATGCAGCTTCAAGTGTTGCAAGAGATTCTTTTCTTTCTCCTGACATTAATTGTGCTTTGGATTTTTTAACTGAAACTTGTTTTTTTCCGATAAGAATATCTGCCTTAGAAGTATCAATACTTTTTCCTGTTTTACCCTTCCACCATGAAGAAATTTGTGGATAAGATTTTCCTGCGGTTTGTGCTCCAGATTTTGCAGAAGAACCAATTTTACTATGTAAAGTTTTACCAAATATAAATAAATCTTTCATTCCTTGATCTACATCATTAGATATTTTAATTTTCTTGGAATGGTTCTCAATAAATTTTACTAATTGTTTATCTTTTTTAGATAACTCTACAAATTTACTTTCAGTTTTTGCTTTATTAAAAGTATTAATGCAATGAATAATAACATCTTCTACATAAGTAGCCTCACCTTTTGGAGTAAAAACAGGCATGCCTTCTGTTACATATTGTTTAAATGTTTGCATTTTTTAGTATGATAGAGGGAATTCTAGACAAATAAGGTAGGTGTGTTTCAAATTCCCATGTTAATAAAGTATACTTGGAAGTATTTATAAGATTAGAACTTCCAATCCTCTGTATTTACTTGTTGTGTTGGTATTTCTTGGCCAGAATCGACCAAATCGGCTTGTGCTTGTTGTTCCACATCATATAATTTCATTTTAGGTCTGTCAATACCTAGAATAAATTTCTTGTTTTTAGTAGGATCATTATATCTATTCTTGAGTTGTTTTACCAGAACTTGGTTAAGTCCTTCTAATTCTTCAGTTTGTATAAGTGCAAACATAAAATCAGCAGTTGCTGGTAATCCAAAACTCTCACTAGTATCTTCCAGACCAAAATCTGAAGCAGTAAATCCAGTTCTATTCACCTGAGTTGCAGAAACTATTGGAACATCTTCTTCAACTGCAAAACCTCGCAATTCCTCTGCAATAGCTTTAATATAAAAGTAAGAACCGACATTTGCTCCAGTTCTGAATCTGGAAGATGCACAAATGTTTAAGTAGTCTATAAAAATAATTTTAGGTGAGAATTGTCTTTTAATCTTTAATTCCTTGATTAAAGACTTGAAGTGTCCTACATGAGCTGATGCAGTAGGATATTCTTTGATTATTAGTTTTCCCTGAGTTTTCTTTCTAATCTTGTCAACTGAACTTTCAAACAAAGTTTTTGGTAGGTCATGTAATTCATCTATGGTCAAGTCCATAAGATTTGCATCTATTCTTTCTGCAATCCTTTCTTCTGCCATTTCCAATGTGATGTAAAGTACATCATATCCACTTATAAGAACATTAGCTGCATGGTGACACATGAATAGGGTTTTACCTACTCCTGTACCAGACATTATAATGTTTAATGTTTTATTGGGAAGTCCACCATTAGTTATATCATTGAAGAATTTAAGATCAAAAGGAATTCGTTCTTCTTTCGTATGATAAAACGCAAAACGATCCGTGGCATTATCAACATAATCATGACCAACAGACATATCAAAACTGACAGAGAGAGCATCAGACAAAATATCAGGCAAAGCAGTAGTATTCCTATCTTTATCATTCCCCCCAATAATGGCAATTCCATCAAGTACTGCCAAGTGAAGAGCTCTATCTTTACAGTATTGCTCAGTTGTGTCAACCAACCATTTTTGGTCTGTTTCTTCATGAGATAAACTACCGACTAGATTTTGAGTTGTTTTATATATTTCCTCATTTAAATCATTTCTTTTATCTATTTGTATAACTATAGCTTCTTTTGTGGGTAACTCACTATATTTATCTACGAACTGTTCAATTTCATCAAATATAATTTGATGTTCTTTGCCTTCAAAATATTTAATCTTCAGAAAGGGTAATACTTTCCTCGTAAATTCCTCGTTGGTCATCAAGTGACTTAGAATCATTGTCTCTGTAGATAATTTCAAAATTTTCCTCCTCTGTTAAACCTTTTTCCAAACATGAAACAAGAATATCTCCTGCAATTTGATGAAATTCTTGTTCGTGTTTCAAATGATTATTGTTTTTCCATTGTGCAGGCTTCAATGTAAAATGAAGGTTCATTCCCCCACTTTTAGTTTCATCACCCATCATAACATCCTCATAAAGATAAATCAAACCCTTAAATTTACCCTCATCAATACGAATGGCGTTGAGTTTAGAATCATCACCTTCTCGTACTACCATTGAATATTTGACTGTTTCTATTGGTGTATATTCAGACATAATGTAAATAACTCCCTAAAATATATTTGTCATTACTGATTGGTGTGTTTCCACGATGCAGATATGTCCACGTTGAAGGAAACAATAACATTGTACCACACTTTGGAGTCACAGTCAAGTCCAATTCTGGAAATTCTGTTTCTCCACCTTCTTCTACATCATTGAGGTAAAGAAAGAGTACAAGGAAACGCATTGCAGAATCAAGACTCCCAACATCAACATGATCCAAGAAATTCCCTCGACCCATTCTATAGCGTTTAAGTCGAATTTCTTCAAACTTAAATGTCTCAGGCCAGGCATGCTCGTATAACCCTGTTTCTTCTTTATATTTTCGTAAGACATATTTAAATCTTTCGTATACAGATAATTGTGTTTCGTGTGTTTCTTTTGGAAAATGATTTAAGTTTATCTCATCAAAATGTCGATGGTCTTTTAATTCAGTACGAGTTAAATTTTTATTATATTCCTGCAAATTAAAATATTCTATAAAACTAGAACATTCTTCATTGCTGAATATCTTCGGGTATGTCTTGATCCATCTCTCCATATAAAAACTCCTTTTTTGCAGCTTCTTCTAAACTTTCCATAATTTTTTTATCAAAATATTTTTCTGGTTCTGCATAAATGGATTTTCCATATAACTGTTTACCATCTATCTCATAACGATTACCAGACCTTTTAAACACTCCATGTTTCTCACCAAACTCTAATAGTCCATAATACCTATCGATGCCTGATTGATAACCCAATCTAACATCAATCATTTTATTTTCTACTGTCAATCTGGATTTCTGGTTCTTACAATGAATAATGTTTCCTATTACTTCAGTACCATCCTTATCTTTTTTCTTAGACAAATAAATGATAGAACTGGCTGCATATTTTAGTCCAGAACCGCCACCCATTTCCTTAGTGGGCATATATGCACCGATTACATCATATGTGTGATTGGTTACGATTAGAGGAACATTTGCACGACCTAATTTGAGAGTCAACACGCGAAAACAAGCTTTAATAATTTGAGATCTGGTCATATCTCTTGTCTCTGCTCCTGCAGCTGTGTCCTGCAGCTCTTTTGTGGTAGATAAATTACCAAGTGAATCCAATACTATCATCATAGGTTTTTGTTCTTCCTGTTCCAAATATGAATCTAGTATTTTTATTACTTGTGTTCTAAATTCCTGTATAGTTATTACTGGAAGTATTACCATTCGTTTAGGGTCAATACCTCTAGACTCTATAAGTTCTTTTGGTATTGCAGACTCAGACTCAAAGTATAATACTCCTGCATCTGGATTTGCATCCAAGAACTGTTTAACCATTCCTAGTGCAAAGTATGTTTTTCCTGTGGCACTTTCCCCAGCAAGTGCAGTAATTTTGTTTGAAGGTAGTCCACCACTAAGACTACCAGATAATAAAGCGTTAAACAAGTAAGAGCCGGTATCAATGTAACTATGAACATCACCAGCTGCAACACCTTCTTCAACGATTGAAGCATATTCATTTCCTGACTCCTTTATAAATTTCTTTAGATCCATTAGTCCTTTCTATTTTCAGATTTATCAACATCGAATCCTTCTGGATAACGACCACTTAATTTTTTAGTGTTCTCAGCGAGAACTTCTTCTAGATCCCATTCCATTGTTATCAGAACTTGTTGTACATACCACATGACATCTCCAAGTTCATTTTTTACTTTGTTTCGTAATTCTTCTGTAGGTTCTTTACCTTGAAAAATTATCTTCTTTACTAAGTCCAGAAGTTCTCCACCTTCTGAACAAATTCCTATTGCTCCTGTGAGCAGTCTTTGTGGTTGGCTCCAAATTGCATCACCATCTTGTAAGTTCTCAATCCTGTCAAGAAATGCATCACAATCTCTGGTTTCTTCACTTGTTACATCATCCACAAACATTCTATGTTCTATTACTTCTTTTGAATCCATGTTCTCCTTTAATTAAAAAAATCTAATAATGTTGTTTGAGTTCCATACGACTCATCAATCATCCAACCGATAGAGTTCGTAACAAACTTCAATGGCTCGACATATGACTTCTCAAACTGTTTCTCATAATCGACATACTTTTGCACTTCCAATTCTGTAGGACATTCTGTAAGAAAAGTAAATACATTTGTCTGAAATGGATTTGGGTTTTTCAAGTATACAAACTTGATCTTCTCACCCTCCATAATCTCAGGATATTTCTTGATTAAATTCTTTTCTTTGAGTTGGTAGTTATAAAGTAAAGCACCCTTAACGTGCATAGGACAACCCTTCTTGAAAATACCATTCGTTGTTGCCCACTTACCAAGACCATTACAGGAGCGTGGGAATGCAATCATATCTGGTTTAAGTTCCAACCATTCCCTACGAAAATCCTGTATAAAAGTATTAAGGTCTTTTTCAGTACCACTAATAATAAGTTTCAATGCATCTTTAATCTTGTCTCGACAAACTTGTGGAGTTGATGACTTGACAGCTTCGATACCCATCATCTTGAGTTTTGGTTCTGCATACTGAACACCTTCAGAGTTATGAACATTCAGTATGTATCGTTTCTTTGCAGTCCAGATACCTTTGTCTGCAATCACCTCACGAGCCATAATCATCTTCTGTTCGTATGCATTTGTATAGTCTGCAAGTTCTTGATACTTTTCACCGATAAATTTCTCTATCGTTTCATTACAAATAGTATCAAGAAACTTTACAGGGTCTTTCGGTTTTAGTTTATCAATCAAAGATTCAAACGTAAGATAAACAGAATCCGTATCAGATGCAAGTACATAATCCACATCCTCAGTTTTTAACAAATCATTCATGTATTTATTAAGTGCAACTTCAATCCATCGAATAGAAAGTTGACCACCATATGTAACAGCTTCTGCAATACGAATATCATAAAATCTAAAATACTGATTACCCATTGCACCATAAGCTGAGTTCAATGCAATCTTAAATGCCATCTGTTTGTTCTTCAATCTGGAAATGGTATTTAATAATTGTGGGTCTTTAGTATTCTCATACTCTTGTTGAGCTTTCAACATCAACTTCTTGGTTTTCTTACGATTGTCATACATCTCTTTTAGAAGTTCTGGAACAAATCCACAGAAAGACCTATCAAACATAGCACCATTTGGAGTTATGGTTTCATTCTTTAAAAAAGATGTATCAAAGTCTTGTGATAACATCTTATCAACAGTAGGCACAGTTCTATGCATTCCCCTAATAGTCTCTGGTGAAATGTTGTACTGCATAATCAAATGTGGATATAGTGAGTTCAAGTCAAAACTGACAATCCACTTATGAAGTCCAACTTGTGGATCTTTAACATAAGCTCCTGTATACATTTCACCCTTGTCTTTCCTGACAATCAATGGAATCTGTATGTTTTTATTTCTCAAGTAATTGTACATGATAACATCCCACATTCTTACTTGTGAGAATACATCACCATAATTACACTTTGCATTATATGCCATTGTAAAGATCAAATCAATCAGTTTCATCTTATCCTCAAGACGATCTACTAACTCCACATCTTTTATGTTGTATTCAATAAATGATTGAAAATCTTTTGTGTACCATTCACGATAAGTGTCATATGGATTTGGGTCTTTACGTTCACCCAATTCAACAAATGCAATATGGTCTAATCGATAACTTTCTTGAGCTGAATAAGTAAACTTTCTATACAAATCAAGATAGTCCAGTTGTTCCAGACCATTGATGTTGTAACAGATATGTTCTTTACCTTGAATGTAGATACTATCTTTGAAAACGCTTCTCCATACGGACAATCTCTTAATTTCATCCTCACCAAATCTATACTTAATACGATGAATCAAATAAGGCAAATCATAAAACTTAGAGTTCCATCCAGTAACAACATCTGGTTTGTGAGTCTCCCAAAATCCAAGAAACTTTTGTATTAGCTCATCTTCATCCTGACATTTAACATAATGTACATCATCTCTATCATTCCTAAATTCACCAACACCAAATACGACAATCTGTTTTGATTGATGATTCTTAATTGTAATGGAAAGAAGTTCTTCGATAGAATCCTCCACTTTAGGAAAACCATTATCAGATGCAACCTCAATGTCAATAGTTACTACTAGAATATTATCCATATTCCACTTGATTTCATTTCTCCAAGTGTCAGAAATATACTGAAAATGATAACGAGTCATACCATAAACCAATCCAGGCTGGTATTCATATTGTTGAACAAATGCTCGTGCAGTTTTGATGGATTGTTGTTTGACAGGAGCTAAGTATTTCCCATCAAGAGATTTGTAGGAAGTTTGTTTTTGTACTGGAACGTAAAGTGTTGGTTGAAATTTGTGGCGGGTAGTTATTCGTTCTCCGTTCTTAACTCCACGAACAAGAATGTGATCACCAAAATTTATTACATTAGTATAAAAATCCATAATGAAACTATTATACTACAGTAAAATGAAAATGTCAAGTTATTTATCCATTCAACTGTACATTTGGAAGTATGATTCCAGAACCAAACTTAGAGTTCCATGCGTCTCTAGCTTGATCAACTGGATCGGTAATACAGATAACCCAATCATTTTTGACTGTTACGTTATCATGTTTTGCAAAGGGGGGCCAAGGTGCAAATCCTATACCTTGTTCTGTGGGTAATAACTGGCAAGGATTAGATATAATAACATCATCACTTATAACTGTTACATCTCCAATTAGTTCCTCGCCAGATTTTAACTTAACCAAGCGAATATCACTCATCTTTCTTTTTACCTATATTATATTTTTGTTCAAGAATCCAATCGTTTTTTTCTGTGAACGATAAGACTTTAATTTGACTCAATGGAGCTTTAGGTTCTGCTTTTCCTATTAAACCTACTAAACCCCAATCACTCAATAATCCTGCGATAGTATTTCTTCGCTCTATATCATTTTCTGTAAGGCTTGATTTTTTTCCATCCAATACAAATAGTTCTTTAAAATGGACAATGTAATATTTGCCTTTCTTATGAAGTAAATGACATGACTGCCATAACTTCTTTTCTCTGCGAGATGCAACACCAATTCGTGATAAAGTTTCCCTAACCTTCAGAAAATCATCTGGTTCATTTAGGGAGACTTCTAACATATCATTTGATGTCCAATTTAAATTTTCAGTCATTTTCCACCCTTATCTAATTTGGTTTCCATATAGGATATATCCTCATCCGTAAGAACATTGAGAACTTCCTTTGCTCTCTGATCACTATATCCAAAATATTCTTTAATAGTTTCTAAATTTTTAATTTTAGAAGTTTTAAGCCAAGGAGCAAATCTTTTCCTTGATCTTATACTATTTAGTAGAAAATGAAATTGGAGTTTGTTATCTAACCCATTGTAAATATTCATTTCATTTACTAACAGGATAGTGTCTGAAAAGGGATACAGACAACGATTTGATATAAAAGGAGAATATTTCTTCTCCCACATTTCATCTGTTGAGTCCATCAATGGTTCTTTAGACTGATTGATGGCCTTCAGATAATCTTTCAATTCATACATTATATAGAGTATATTTAAGAGTTAATTCTTCATTTTTTTCAATATCTTTAGTAGTAACCAGAGAATAATAAGTAAGAGCTGATTCTTCTGGTGATACTCTTTTTTTACAATTTGGTTCTTCACTATGGTTTATAAATCCACCCAATGGTGTGCGAATGTGACCATGATGAAAGCCTGGAGCGTAGATATGACATATTCCTAAATCAATTCCTGCTTGAATAGAAGTTACAGCAAAAAGTCCATACCCATGTATTGATGACTTTTTAACTTCTACCGAATCTGGTAATGGTTTGTACATTAGAAAAAACTCGTTAAATCTACTTGCTTCTTAGTCTTATTTAGTTGTCTATGAAATTCCTTATGTTCATGCAACTTCTCAAAATTAGAAACTGGATTTTCATGTGATTTATCATTGACATACTCCTGCAATCTTCTATGAGCTTCACTAGCATCATCTGGAATATGCAGTTTCGTAAATGGTGAAGTGGGGTCATCCTTAATTCCCCATTGTCTTACCCAGCGTCTAATTGTCTCCCATGAGTTTGAACCCTGACCATCTACCAAACTCTTATGAGTCTGGAAAAGTAGGTCTTTTTTATAGGTCAAACCTTGAGACATAAAATATAGCCATGGGCCTCCATAGATACCTTCGGTATCATGAATCTTAGTATAATTACGACTCTCTAACATCGCATTCATTAGATTGGTTTGAAATTCAGACTTGAAATCTCTTAACTTATATTCAAAATTCTCAGGAAGATTTTGTAACTTAGTCTGAAATTCCTGTTTTGTCTTGAAAAACAATGGGTACTGACTACCCAAAACATCTCGCATCATAGGTGTATCATACACTAATGTTGGTGTACCTAATTGTATTGGGTCTTGTACACTCAAATTCCAAGTACCATACCCCTTAATAATTCCAACAGATGCATAACAATTCTTCAAAAAGTCAGAGTATAATTCTGCTGATTTCTCTTGTGGTCTACCCTTATATGCATCATAGGCATACTTAAATCGTTCTCCAATAGGTGATTGTCCAGCTTGTGGTTTCTTTATAGTCTGGTCAGTACAGTAAACTACATATTCTGAATCCATTCCTTCCATATACTCAGGTAAAATATCTCTACCAGTTGTTCCTGCCCATCTATGGTTGAATGCAATCGGTTTACCAGACTGTTTCCACAATCCCATATCTTTTTCTGGAAGTTGTTTTGCAGCTAATGGCATATAAGATAGTTTATTCTCAATAGAACTATTCATATCCACTACATGGCTTTTGTTGTTCCAATTTTGTTTCCAATACTCCAAACTAGCTTTACCATGCACAAATGCTTTTTGTGACCAATCTACAGCTTCCATATGTCGAAAAAATGTTGGTGGAAATGTTGGAGCTGGTGAAGATGCAGGACAATCAACCCAATGGAAAAATGTTATTGCATCTAAATTGGTTTGTCCATATCTCAATGTCAACAATGCCCAGAGAACATTCGATAGAATCTCTGGTTGATGACAAAAAACAAAATCAATATCTATTGATGATGTTTCTAAAGTTATATACTCACTAGGTCTAAAGAATACCTTTTCCCTTCCTGCCATAATTCTCTTGAACTTCTTGGCATTAAACTCACTACGATTACTCAAAACTGATTGAGGAAATGGAAATGGTATTAGTGTTACGTTATCCATTCGATACAATGGATCACCATCCGTAATTGTACTGTTTTCTGGTATTAGAATGTAGTGATGACACATAGGTAACATCATTACAGTATCCATCAAAACTTTCCAATTAGAATCAGTCTCTAGTACAGCTTTGTTTCCACTAAATCTAACTGGTGAAGGTACATGAAGTATACGCCTTCCATATAATTTATGATCACTTAAATTTTGCATTGGTCATTATCTCTATTAAACAGGCCATTAGGTTAATCTCTTGATCTGCAACAAATGCAGATTTATACTGATACTCTGCAATATGCAGAATTATTTGTGGTATCGTATTAGGTTCTGCTGATTGATACAAATGGTCATATATCTTACGAAAGATTTTCTGAGGGTCATTATCCATATTGTCAACAACCCATTTACGAACACCCTTAAAGTTTTTAGTCTTTAGGCACTCAATCAACTCTTTCATATTAGCATCACTTATATTTAGCAAAATTCCAGAGTCGATATTTCCAGAAACAGAATATCTTTGCAACTCATTCAACACCCTACGGAAATCTGGTAGGTGTTTCATAATGAGTTCTGCAACTACTTTTTCTTCATAAGTTATATTGTTTTCTGTTAGAATAGATATACACCTATTCATAAAATCAGCTGCAAGTTTTTGTTTATCAGTATCACTAATACCATAATCAATAACTGCACACCTTGAATGTATAGGTTCTATAATTCTATTTTTGAAATTACAAGTAAAGATGAAAGAACAGTTTGAGGAAAATCGTTCTATAAAACCTCTCATTGCTGGTTGAACTGAATCAGGCGTCATGTAGTCAGCTTCATCCATAATAACTACTTTTCTACCACCTGACATAGAAACTGAGCTGCAATATTGTGTAAGTTTATTACGAAGCGTTTCAATCAATCGACCTTCATCAGATCCATTGACAATAATATAATCGCAGTTTAGGGATTTACACAATACTACAGCTGCAGAAGTCTTTCCTACACCAGCACTACCACTCAAAATAAGATTAGGAATCTTATCCTTACTAATTATTTCTCTAAAAGTACTCTTGATACTTTCTGGAAGTATCAAATCATCGATGGTAGAAGGTCTATACTGTTCTACCCATAATATATCTTTGTTCATTTATCCTCCGAATGAGCTTGAGGCTTCCGTTGCAATCCAGTATTCAAGTTTTAGACCTTGCATTGTAAAATGTGAAATTCCTTTTGAGGAAATCTCTACATCATAATTGCCAGGCAACATTTTCATGTTCTCAGTCTTGAACACAAACCTAAATTTGTTATCAGACTTTTCTTCTAGAGCTACTGTGAAAGTATCTGTAGAATCATTATTAACATCCAATGCTTTAATGTTAATATTTCCAGAATCACTTTCAACTGAAATCTCTGGTGTTCCAAGAACATTAGAAGCTTTCATTACCCTAGAAAGTGCATCCTGAGATAACACAAACTTAACTTCTGGATCTGGAAATGTGATATTGTTTTCTGGTGGAGTTACAATCATAGATGGATCACAATAAACATAATCTACTGAATGTTTAGATGTTCCAATATTAGTAGACTTCCCATTGAATGTAAACTCAGGGTCATCAAACAACGATACTGCACCTAGAAAACGATTCAGTTCATAGATTGCAAAGTCTTGTGGAAATTCTTCCTCAAGTTCTGCTTGTGCTAAAATATTCTTTTGAACCGATACAGTCCTGAGAATATTTCCTTTCTTGATTTCAATCGACATATTAATATCGCTGAAATTCTTTAACATAGATAATGTATGTTTACTTAGTTTCATTTTCACCTTTATGTATAGATAAAGCCATTATAGCATAATGAATGACTTTTAATAAGTCCTTCTTGTTAAAACCATCCTTCTTGCCGTATCTTTGAGCATACTTGATAATATTACCAATGGTAAATCCTAAACCATGGCCAGTATCAAGTATAAATTCGGTAGATTGGATTTTACCAGTTGCATAGTGTTGGTCATAAGTCGAATCAACATATGTCTGGATTTCTTTTAGGATTTCATCTTCTTTAAATTTGTAATCAATCATGTAAGTATTGTAACATAATAAAGTTCAAAAGTCAAGTTCTTTTTTGTAATTTTAAAGTATTGGGGCTAGTTTTTCTCTCTCTCAGGGAAAGAATAAATTCAGATGGCTCTGATATTTTGCCAATAAATTTAATTTCTCTTTCCTTAACAACTTTTTTTTTGTAAGAGTTTTTGATTCTACGTTTCTTGGAAAGACCAAACATTTTTTCAAGTTTGCGTCTCTTTGAAGTTTTTCCTTTAGCTTGTAAATGTCTCATATCATTTTATCATTATATTATTAAAGGGGGCTTTCGCCCCCTAACAAGTCACTCAGAAACAATCTTAATTGAGCGTTTCCGTTTACCTTCTGGAACTACTTTTTCCATCGAAATGGTAAGCATTCCATTTTTCATAGATGCATCATTTACGATTACATCTTCTGCCAAAGTAAATTTCTTTGTGAATTTACGAACAGCAATTCCCTTATGAATATACTCAGGTTCTTTGCTATCTTTAAAAGGTTCAATTTCTTTAGATGAAACTGTCAGAACATTGTCTGCATAATCTATTTCCAGATCTTCCTGAGAAAATCCAGCAACCGCCATCTCAATGTCATAACTTAAATCATCTTTTTTTATGATATTGTAAGGTGGGAAATTTTGAGTTCCTTGATAGGAATCTGTAAAAAAATCAGAAGTAAGCTGATCCACCATTGAATCAAAACCAACTCCAAATTTTCTGATCCTAAATGGATCGAAAGTTGATACTTGCGTAACCATATTATCTCCTTATTAGCAAGATTAATAAAAACGCACTTCCTTACGGCAAGTGCTATAGTAGGAGTTAGAAAACCATTTCCCTAACTCCTATACTACTATTTATAACGATTAATAAGGCATATCTGAATCTTCTTCAGTTGGAAGTTCTTCTTCCTCAGTAGTTTCATCAAGGTCAACCCCAGCATCTACTTTAGAGTAGAGGTCAAGGAATGAAGTTTTTGTATCTTCATCAAAACGATTAGTACACATCTCAATAGCTTTCAATTTGTCATTGAAGATTGTGTATGCTTTAACAATGTGATCAAGTCTACGAGTTGAAATTAATTCATCAACTGCACCTTCAAAATAAGTCTTACGAATAACCTCTGCCCAAGTAACTAACTTGTCGGCAAAATCTTCATCAACCTTACCATATTTTTTCATTGAACCAAGAACAATCTTTTTCTCAATACTTAGTGCAGGATAGGGTTGTTCCATTGTGATAGGAAATCTTTCAAGGAAAGCTTCGTTCAGTATGTTAGTACCGATGAACTTACCATCATCACTACCACGACCTTTTGTGTTTGCAGTCGCAATAACTGTGAAACCTTTTGCTGGTTTGATGTAACGATTAATCTTTTTAATGTAGATTCCATTACCTTCAAGTACAGGCTGTAAACACATAATTTT